CCCGCAAGAAACCTGCGGAGCCCAAGCCATTCGTACCTTCGCGCGAGCAGAAAGCCGCGATGAAGGACAAACCCGTTTCCTCCCTCCCCCCTGAAGGGAAGGCCGGAAAACCCCGCGCCCCGAAAGCCACCAAGGCTCCCAAGGGCAAGGCTCCCTTCAAACTCTGAGGTTCAAAATGAAAACGACCAGTTCTGCGCCGAAGGGCAAAGAGAAAACCGAGAAAATGAACGTGGGCGCCAAGGGCGGCTCGGGCAAGATGTTTGGCAAGATGGGTGTGCAGCCCGCCGAAGCTGGCGTTGCAGCTCCAACCCGCGCTCCCTCGGCCAACAACGCAGCTCCCAAGGGCGGCCGCACCGGCGTCATGGGCAAACAGGGTGGTGCTGCCCCGGCAGTGGCTGGTCAGGTCTCGTCCGGCGGGCGCGGTGGCGACAACACCTTCAAGGTCTCCGGCGGCAAAGGCCATATGGCACCCTTCACCGGGTCGACCACTGCCAAGCCCTGCTAATCGTCATGGCCAAAAGCCCTGACTACAAGAAGATCGCTGGGCGGGGCACGGCTCCCTCCCTGGCTATCGCGCGCCAAATGGTGACCTCCTCCCAACCGGCGCGTTCCGCCCAGCGGTCGATTACCGACTACGCCAAGAAGACCCCCGCCGACGCTTCAGGCAAGGGTCAGATTGGCTACAACCTGTTCTCGATGGGGCGAAACAAGTGACCACCGAGACAGATCTCCAGCTTGCCGCCGCGAGGATTGCCCGCTCCATGCCAGACGCCTGGGACCGGTTCATCGCGGCGGTTCAAGCCTACTCCTCACAGCAGATCACCAACTGCATCCAGTCCCCCCTCGACGTTCTGCCCGTAACCCAAGGACGCGCCCAGGCAACTGCGCGCCTCTACGGGCTCCTGGCAGAGTGCATCGCGAGCGCGGACAAACTCGAAGGAAAACGCAAGTGAAAGAATCCACTCTCCAGAACGACCCGAATGTGAAGATCCCCGCCGCCGTGCGGGCAGCAGCAGCCCGGTCGGAAGAGATGTACAACCAGTTCCGCGATGGCGGTCCGGTTGAGACCCCAACCGACGTTACCCCGCAAGGTAACCCGGACCTTGAAGCCGCCAGCCTCGCACAGAGCGCCCCGGCCCAAACGCAACCCACGGAACAGCCTGTCCAGCAGCCCGCTGAGACAACCCCGCCCGCCGATGGCGAGAGCTGGGAACACAAATACAAGTCCATGCACGGGCGCTTCGTCCGCTCGCAGGACCAGATCAAGACGCTGTCCGAGCAGGTCTCACAGCTCCAGTCGGTCATTGCGACCATGCAGACCGCTCCGGCCCAGCAGGTGCAGATCCCCGAGCTCGAAGCCGAGAATCTCATCACTCCAGAGGAGGCCGCCGACTACGGCGAGGACTTCCTGAAGGTGGTCGGCAAGCGAGCCCGCGAAGAAATGGCCCCGGTCATCAAAGGTTATCAGGCCAAGATTGCCGAGCTGGAGCAGAAACTGAACGGGGTTTCCGGTGCTGTTCAGCAGACCAGCCAAGAAAAACTCCTGACGAAACTGGACGAAGGACTGCCCACCTGGCGCGAGTTGAACTCCAATTCGGAGTTCCTTGACTGGTTGCGCTTGCCTGATCCTTATTCTGGTGCTATTCGTCATGATATGCTGAAAGCAGCATACGCGCAGGGCAATGCTCACCGCGTGCTCGCTTTCTTCAACGGCTTCCTCGCTGAAGAGGCTGTCGTGGCCCCCGCAGGGCAAGAGCCGGACCCGCAGGTGACGAAAGTCCCGAAAGTCCCGCTCGCTAACCTGGCGGCACCCGGCAGAGCCAAGACGGCGGCATCCGCATCCGCGCCCGCTGAGAAGCCAATCATCACACGCGCTCAAATCGCAACCTTCTACGCAGACCTCGCTGCCGGCAAGTACCGGGGCAGAGACGCGGAAAAGAACAAAGCCGAAGCGATGATCTTCGAGGCTCAGCGTGACGGGCGTATCCGTTGAAATCTTCTTCTCTGAGGTAAGCAAATGGCAATTCCTTCGGGTTCCTTCCCGGTAGCCGGCTCCGGCACCACTCCCCCGATCTACCCCACCGGTGGCACGGGTAACGCTTTCCAGACCAACGGGTTCATCCCGGAAATCTGGTCGGGCAAACTGGTCGAGAAATTCTACGCGAGCACCGTTCTCGCCGCGATCTCGAACACCGACTATGAAGGCGAGATCCGAAACCAGGGTGACCGGGTCAAGATCCGCACCAAGCCGACCATCACGATCCGCGACTACCGTGCCGACGGCACTCTGTCGCTGGACCGTCCGGAAGGCTCGAACGTCGAGCTGTACATCGGCACCGGCAAGTACTTCAACACGATCCTCGACGACGTGATGGAGACCCAGTCGGACCTGAACGCTCTGTCGATCTGGTCGGACGACGCTGCCCAACAGCTCAAGATCACCGTCGACACCGACGTGCTCTCGGGCATCCTGGGTTCGATGAACGCCAAGAACAAGGGCACCACCGCAGGCAAGATCACCTCGTCGATCAACCTGGGCGCCACGACCACCCCGCTGGCGACCGTTGCCCGCAACCCGACGTCTGGTCAGGTCGAGATCCTCGACGTGATCCTGCGTCTGGCCCAGGCACTGGACGAGCAGAACATCCCGGAAGAAGGTCGCTGGATCATCCTCCCGGTGTGGGCTGTCGCTCAGCTCAAGTTCTCGGACCTGCGCCAAGCCTACATCACCGGCGACTCGGTCTCCCCGCTGCGTAACGGCCGCGTGGGCATGATCGACCGCTTCACGGTGTACGCCTCCAACCTGCTGCCCTCGGGCGTCGCAGGCGGCCTGGCTGCTGGCGAGTTCGTCCTGTACGCGGGCCACGCCCACGGCCTGACCTTCGCCTCGCAGATCTCCAAGGTCGAGACGCTCCGCTCGGAGCTGACCTTCGGCACGATCCTGCGTGGCCTCCAGGTCTACGGCTACCAGGTCATCGACGGCACCGCCATCGCGCAGGCCGTCGTCACCAAAGCCTGATCCTAGCGAGGGGGGAGAGATCCCCCCTCGTTACCTCTGGAGGTAACCGATGGCACTCGACACCGTTCAAGACTACGTCGACCGGGCTCGGGTACTGTTGCTCGACCAGATCGAGCCGTATCGCTACCCCACCGACGACCTCGTCGAAGCCCTCAACATGGGCATCCTTGAAGCCCGCCGCCTGCGGCCGGACCTTCTCAAGAGCTACTTCCGCAGCACGCTCCCAGATTTCAGCACCGCCGCCATGAGCGCCACGGTGCCCGTCGATCCGATGTATCGGGTCGCCTTCGTCTACTACATCTGTGGCCACGCCCAGCTCCGCGATGATGAGAACAACCAGGACAGCCGGTCCGCGGCCTTCCTGAACAAGTTCGTCTCGCAGATGACCAACATCATGTCGTGAGGGGACCATGGCAAACGCTGACATGAACCGCCTCATGGACCACGCCCGCATCCGGCTGCCGGGTGCGCTGGATGCCGCCATCCAGATGGAGCTCTTCGCCGTGATGAACGAGTTCTTCCAGAGCTCGAACATCTGGTACGAGGACATCAAGTTCGCGGTCCAGCCGACCAGCGACTCCTACATCGACAACCCCGAGGCATACACCTACGATGTGATCCCCGTGCAGGGTACGATCACGCGCCTGATGGGTATCATCGACTCGCAGGGCCGGCCGCAGCAGGGCTACATGCCCACGCTGGGCCAGGTCGTCCTGAGCTTCTCGCCCAATGTCGCCGATACCTACACCGCCCGCGTGGCGCTGACGGTTGCTGACCCGGTGACGCGCGACGGCTACCCCGAGTTCCCTGACTGGATCATGGACAAATACGGCAACGACATCCTCGAGGGGGTACTCTCCCGCATGATGTCGCAGATCGCCAAGCCCTACTCCTCGCCGCAGATGGCGCAGTATCACGGCAAACTCTTTAAGCAAGCTGTGGGCCAAGCCAAAGTTGAAGCAAGTCACCAGAACGTGTATCGTGGGCAGAGCTGGCGCTTTCCACAGACTTTCGCGCGTCGTCGCTACCACAAATTCTGAGTTACCTTCGAGGTAACCTTGGAGATCCCGAATGGCCGCCTACAACAAGGTCGATAGATTTGCCCGAGACGTCCTCGAAGCGAAGCACAACTTCGCCTCGGACGTTTTCAAGGTCATGCTGACGAACACCGCCCCGGTGGCGGGTAACACTGTCAAAGGCGACTTGATCGAGATTTCCGCAGGAAACGGTTACGCTTCGGGCGGGAACGGCGTCATAGTCACTGTTTCGGCTGTCGCCGGTCTGGCTAAGGTCTCCGGCGTGAACACGGTCTTTACTGCCACGGGTGGGACCATCGGGCCCTTCCGTTACGCGGTCTTCTACAACTCCACGGCTGTCACCCAGCCGCTCGTCTCCTGGTGGGACTATGGCTCCTCGGTGACGCTCCAGGATACCGAGGTTTTCACCGTCGGCTTCGACGCCGTCAACGGCATCCTCGACATTCAGTAGGCGGGCTAACAGATGGCGATCTCCCTCAAGCACCTCTTCACCTCGCCCAAGGCGGACGGTACCGACTCGACGCTGGTCCAGCCGTCGAACTGGAACGCTGAGCACCAGCTTCAGATGGCGACTGCCCGGATCATCGGGCGTACCACGGCCGGCACCGGTGCCGCTGAAGAGATTTCGGTTGGCGCAAACCTGTCGTTCACTGACCTGACGCTGAACCTTGCCTCGAGCGTGTCGATCACCGCGCTGACGGCCTCCGGTGCGATCTCCGGCGGGTCGCTCTCGATCTCGGGCGATGCGGACTTCACCGGCACCGGCGCGATCAAAGTCCCGGTCGGCACCACCGCACAGCGCCCAACACCTACCACTGGCGACCTGCGCTTCAACTCCTCGATCACGCAGTTCGAGGGTTATGACGGGGCCAACTGGTCGCCCGTTGGTGGCGGCGCGAAGGGCGGCGGATCGGACCAGGTGTTCTTCGAGAACGGCCAGACCGTGACCACCAACTACACCATCACATCGGGCAAGAACGCGATGAGCGCGGGCCCGGTCACCATCAACTCCGGCATTTCCGTGACTGTCCCATCCGGGTCGGTCTGGACCGTCGTGTAAGGGGCGCAGGCCATGTCGAACATTACCATCGCAGGTAACGCTGCCGGGACGGCGACTTTCACGGTCGCTGCTCCTGCCACAAATACCAACCGCACGCTCACGCTGCCGGATGCAACGACGACTTTGGTCGGCGATGATTCCGCTCAGACGCTGACGAACAAGACTATCGACGCCACGCAGCTGACTGGCAACGTGGCTGCTGCTCGCATCACCACTGCCCTCAACGCCTCTGGCTCAGCTCCAATCTACGCCTGCCGTGCGTGGGTCAACTTCAACGGCACTGGAACTGTGGCTATTCGTGCGTCTGGCAACGTGTCCAGTATCACCGACAATGGAACAGGGAACTATACGGTCAACTTTACGACTGCGATGCCGGATGCGAATTATGCAGTCACTGGAAGCCATGATATGTCTGGCACGGCCAGTTCGCCAGTCTTTATGTATAGTGACGCAACATCGTCATCAGTCAACGTTTACCTGAAAAACTCCACAACTGGAAACTTGATTGATAGCCCTGCTTGCTGCGTCGCAATCTTCCGCTGAAAGGGAACCCACCATGCAAGTCAT